GAAAACCGCCCCGATAACATCTAAATAAGAACTACACGGCTGCACCCAGGCGTAGTGCTGGAGCTGGTGAATTGTTTCAAGAGCCCAGCCAACTGTGACCAGATGAAAGTCCCCGTCACAGGTCATACCGTACTTCCAGTTTGCCGGAAAGGTCTGTACAACCCGGTTCTGGATCGATTCTTTGTGGAACGCCTCGGTGGTTGTCCGCAACTGGACATCTGTGGGCCGGTCAGGGCTGGTTACTTCCCACGGTCGATCCCCGTAAGCCAGTTCCCCGACATGCAGAACCACATTAGCTTGTCGCTCCATGTGGTCCCGGAATTTGTTCATCAATTCCCGGCGAGTCCTCCAGCGAAAAGGGTTCGAATACCCTACGGCCACATGTAAAGTCTGGTCTTCGCTCCATTGCGACCATGGACGGTGTACATCGGGGTGGCGCAAATCCATTTTAAAGTCCTAATCCTTTGGACAGCTCCAGTACGTTATTGCGACGGTCGCAGTGTTCACAACGTCTGTTTCTAGCCTGTTGTTCCTTGGTGGCCCACCGAACGTTTCCGGGTTCATAATTGCCTCTGGGATTGGGCCAGCGATCTAGGCTGTACTTGTTAGACGGACGAGGACCCATCACTTCGTGGAAATGTTCGTAATTCGTGAAACCGAAAGTGATACCAGCCCCGCCATAGCGGTAATACGCCACATTCTTTGGGTTCTGGCAGCGATTCTTGGCGCTGTTGTAAGCAACATACTCAGGGGTTAATGTGCTGCCGTGGCGGGTATTGGCTTTGCGCACGTTGGTGACTCGCAAATGGCCGCAGCTCTTGGTTTTCTCGCTATGCAGTTCCTTGGATGAAACAACCGCATAGTTGCCGCAGATGCAATGGCAAATCCAGCGTGCGGCTCGATAAGAGGTGTTTACGGGGTGTCTGCAAATTACGTGCAGATCGCCGATGTACTTCCCAGTGTAATCAATAACTTGCATTTTCCCTCCTTAACAGGGAACCGAGTCGGGGTGGGTGGTTAAGGCACCCACCCTTCATCGGATTACAGCAGATTTACCCACTGTAACAATTATAGCAACCACAAGAGCCTTTTGTCAAGCGAAACTCAGGATTATAAGTCCTTTGTTTTCATTAACTTATGGCGCTCGCAGCGTCTATTTCTCTGATACGGCAAACTGTTACCCACCTTTCGGCGGAGCAAGTCATTTCTGCTTGCTTCTCATACTTACGATTCGTATGAGATCGGACTATCGCATCGCCTCTCGGCGTCTTCTCGCTTAGTCTCTCACGGTCCCCGAAGGGTTCCGCCTTGTTGGCATTTCAGCGTTCAAGTCAATTAGAGAAGATTTAACTACGACCTGTATAAGTTGTTTAGAATCAACTAGTTAATCGTAGTATCCGGCCCTAAAGAGGTCGTAAAATGAACTCTGTAGGATGTCCCTAAACCCTTTAGAATCAAAGGGTTACCGGATTAACTGGCCAGACAATAGCCAGGAATTAGTCCACTAGGATCAGCAACGGACGGTTCAGCGTTTTGGACGATATTCAGGATTGTTACGCTTTTCGCGGGTAAGTCATTTCTGCTTACCTCAACCGCTTTTGTTCGCGGTTGCTCGGACTGTCGCATCCTCTACTTGAGAGGTTCTCTCACTCAGTCTCTACTGGTGATCTTATCTTCCAGTCTGTTCCCGTTTCAGGGTTCAGCTTAATCAGAGAGAATTTGCTAGCCTATATCGCTATAGGTAGGTGCAATTTTGGTTCACACTTAATATTCCGCCATTCGCCATCACCGAAACCAGTATCTCCCTGCGCACCTAAATTGATCGAAAAAATTCCGTCACGACCAAAGATGTACGTACGCAACGCAGTCAAACCAGTTACAGCACCCGTGCCCGGATTGTAGTTCGAGGACGTGGTGACGAGGTTGGACTGGAAGAAGCTGACGCCCGAAGTCGGGATTTCGATGACTTCGGTAAGATCGGTGGAGATGATTTCATCCAAACGCGAATACCCTTGCGGGGTTCGCTTCAGGATATCGATGGGGGAGTCGTTCGAGTTGTCAGCCAACACATCGCCGAGGGCGAAGGGATGGATAACTCCAGCAAAGTTCTTGCTGGCTTCATCGAACGGACGCACAGACCGACCAGCCAGACTCTGCACTGCGTTACGGATGTAAGTCAGGGACAGAGTGGTAAAGCTGGTAAGTGAAGTTGCGGCCAACTTAGTAAGTACGCTGGAGTCAACCGTGTTCGCGCCATCCGCAGTTGCGCGGACCAGAGCGGACAAAGATTCTCCAAGACGGTACGCCATTTCGCGTGCGACGTTCTCGACCGTGTTATCAATGGCAGTTGCCAGAGACAAGCTGGAGAAGTTAGCGTAATCCGCGTACTCGCCAATCGTGGCCGAGGTATTCAGAACACTAACAGTGATCGAAGATCCCACGGTGCCTTCCGTTGTCTGCGCGGTGTTCGCAGCCAAAGGCACATACATGTACAAGTTATCGAATTGTTTGGGTTTTAAGCCTTAGGTGTGACTGGCTCCTGCGTCACCGCAGGATCGCTCTCACGGTCGCCCGTGAGTCCAGACTCTATCTTCGAATCAGTATACGGCGGTACTAGACCTTCTTTAACCCATTTCTCGTGGCACTTATGAAGAGCGTCCACAATGAGTTGATCTATTTGCGCCGGAACTAGTTCGCTTGACGTATTAGTCGTTACGCCTACTCCGCGTTTATTGAGAACTGCCATCTTCTCCCAGAGTGCTTGTCGCTTTACGGGGTTTTCAGTACTCGGCAAGCGGACAAGTTCCAGAAGAACGATAGCCTGTTCTCGTTTGACTATAAGGTACGGCAAAACGGCCAAGAGCAGAACTTCAATGTCTTTCCGTTTTAGTAAACGCCATATATAGTGCTTTTTGTTGTTCGGGCGCTGCTGCTTTCCATCAAAGAAGTTGCCACCGAAGTTCTGGTGTAGCCACTTGATGAGCCTGATGTCGGTATTCGCTACAGACACAATGGAGTTGTAGTTTACTACTCCCCACTTTTGGCGGCGTCCGGCACCGATTGAGAGGCATCCCTCCCCATCGATTATGCCAGCTAAATAAGCAAATTTAGTCTTTTCTGACATCAGCCATCCCCTCCTTGGGGATTATTAAAAGGCCAATAAACGCATAGTCTTGGCTCGGTATTGTCTGTAGTATACAGAGGTCCACCGATATAGTCAAGTTTAATTAATCAGCAAACCTGTCACTGATTACCAGACTTCATTGGCAGGTCCAGGCGTTCTGAACAAGCTACGAACGGAGTCTGTGCCTTCAGATTCTCACGGAACTTCTTCGTTCCGTAATCCAACGTCCCTTGTAGGTCCTGATTAAGACAAGAAGTTATCATAATATCGAACCGTGGACTGAGGCAAATTACTCTGATTATTGCCGCTAGGCGAATAACCCATAATTTGGTTACCTCTTAATTGGATTGCTCTTTCTGCGCGGTCGGCCTCAAATAATCCGATTTGAGGTTTGCGGCCCTCGGTTCAAGAGCTAACCAAGGTTTCTTCTCCACACGCACGTTGGAGGGCTCAGAGATAATCCGATCTCTTTGCCGAACTTTAGAATTGCGGGGCTCGATACCCTGAACCCCGTTTGCGGTACCAGTAGCGTGCCCGGTGGCCACAAACTTAGTACTTCACCCATAGAGCATGTAAGATCAGCTTATCTAGGGAAGTCAATATTTTCTTGTCTGAGACGACGGCCCAAGCGTACAGCGTCCGTCTGTTCTCCCACATACACCATCGTTCGTGGTGCAGTGCGCCTTCGCAGAACTTACAGTTTGCGGGGGTTATGGCCATTACGCTTTTTAGCGTTACGCTACGGGGCGTAAAACTTTGTACATCTCTACAGCGTCCATACCTTTGCCGTAGAAGTCCTTTAAATATTGCGAGGTTCGCCAATCACGCTTGGTGTATAGGTGATTTGCGGGGCCGGTTGGAGATGTATGCAGCCACAGCGTCTGGTTTGTATAAAAGTCTTCGGCTGTCTGCATCAGTTGGTTTCCCCAACCCTGATTCTGATACGCTCGGGCAACTGTTAGGCTCCAGATCCACAACTTGTCCAGATCTGGACAAACTATGATCGCGCCTAAAACCATCATTCCCGCCGACCAGACCCAAACCTTGCCAGTTGAGATCTTGACTCGTAATACCTCATCCGGTTCAGGACTTAGATAACTAATCTGGTTGAGGAACGATACGTCCCAGAAATCCGAGGAAACGTACTCGCGAATTACACTACCGCTTGACTTTTCTGTTTCTTCCATTCGGGCATCAAGATAAGACGCTTGTATTCTTCACCTGACATCTTTTCTATGTCTGCGGGGCTGTATCCCTGTGGCGCGGGCGCGGGACCCTGTGTGGACGTGTTACCCCTGGTCAGTCCAAGGGCTCCTGGTTTCCTAACTGGTTGTGGGGCGGGCGTGGGTTCTGGGGCGGCAGCGGTGACAACTGGTTCAGGTACTGGCGCTGTGACGGCAGGAGCGGGGCGCTCGGTAAGTATGTTCGCGCCTTTCGGTCCCAATGCCTCATACGCTCGGGCGAAGTTCTCTTTGACCGGATCGAGGTCATTCTTAAGCATCCAGTTAATCAACGTGTCGCTGTTGTCCTGACAAGGAAAGTAATCAGGAGTTGATCGAACAAACGCGGAGCCCTGTTCTTTGGCGTCCATCGCCGCGATACGTTGGTCGGAGCGGGATAGAGATTGCAGGATCTGTGCCGGGTCCCCGATCTGGCTACGAACAATTCTTGCGGAAGCCGCCTCGAACTTCTCGGGGTCCGTCAAGTCTTGGCTGAGCTGCATTCTCTCTTCAGCGGTCAATGGTTCAGGTTTGAACTCGTACTGGGAGGAATAGCTGCGGGGCGCTTCGGCAGGGATGTTGTCTTGGAACACAGTGCCGAGGCGAAGATCTTTGTTGAGCTTTCGATTCAGCCGGATTAGCAGGGTGTTCTGCTCCCCCATCTTTTTAACAGCTTCTTCAGGGGATGCTGCCACGATAACCTGTGGGTTTCCGAGATTGTTGCCGTTCTCGTCGGTGGGCTGGTACTCGTATCGGAACTCTTTGGGTTCTTGGATAGGTTCTGTAATCGGTTCAGTCATATTTTCCTTTGTCAGTGTCATTCATCGTACAAACTAGCGGTGGGATCGGGGCCGACTTCTCGATTGGCCTGTTTCCCCGTAAGCTGCTCTGATTCAATACGCATCCTCTGAAGGACGTTCTCGTAAAACACCGAGGCGGCTTGTGCCCGTAAGTGCCGGGTCAGGACTTCTTCCCGGTTCACGGGGTCCGCCTCCATCATGTGTCGTTGGAGACTAAAAATTTCGGCTTCGCAAAGTACTTTAAAGATCCCGAATCCCGGAATCTGCGTAAGCGCGGCTAATTGCGCCCGGTCTTGGTCGTTCAGTTGGTTGTTCATAGAGTCTTAATTCTTATGATTCGCTTATGATTCGCTTACATCACCGAAGCCGTGGGAGCCCCCCTGGCCTTCTGTTTCCAAGGGCTCGGCTACGGTTTTGACGGCATAACGGGTCAGCTCGCCTTGCAGACGATCTTCTGATTGTTGCTGGGCTTGTTGAGCTTTCTGGTCAGCTTTCTGACTTTGCAGCGCCATTTGATTCTGCAACGGACCTTGCTGCTGTTGCTGCATCTTGGCCGCTCGCCTCTGTTCCATCTCTGGCGTCATCTTTTTGATGATATCTTGACGATCTTTCCACTCGCTGGCCATCAGCCACATATCGAATATCTGTTCCCAGTCAATGAACAGCCCTATATCGGCCAAATACTCGTTGAACTGAGGATTGGTCATGAACTGGGTAATCAGCGTCAAGCTTTGCTGCATCGTGCGCTTGGCTGCGAGGCTCGCGCCCGCTAGGACTTCAAACTCAATCTTGCTGAACGAATCGTGGTACTTTTGAAGATCGGCTTTGTAGTCTTCGCCCATCTTCTCGCCCAAGATGTCATGAAGTTCTGCGTCGGAGACGTAGCGTAGTACTAACTCGTCTAAGATGTAGAGGAAAGGCGTGAATACTTGATCGAGGAAATTGTCTAGCGGGCCATCCATACGGGATGCC